AGCGGCGGTTACAGCGTCACCTGAAGCGTCTGTGGCAACAGCAGCACCTGCAGCGATTGTACCGCCAGCAGTTACCATTACTTTACCAGACATAACAACAGTTGCTGCTTCTGCAGCCGCTGGGTCGTTAATCAAAACACCGATGCAGTTCTCACCTGCAGCGTCAGCTAGGTCAACTTGACCATCTGATTCTAGTGTTACGAATTTGAATTGCGCCGACGATAGGTCTTCGCCAGCAATGAATGTCCGTGTGTCACGGGATTGCATTACAGCCATAATTATTCCCCTTTATAGCTTTTGTTAATAAGAGCTTTACCTTCGTCGGTTTTAGCTACGGCAGCGTATGCTTTTGCGTAGTCACTCTTCTTTAATTTGTTTTCGTCCATGTAAGACTTAACAAGGGACTCTAGTTTATCAGTAGCAGTAGCAAACTCGCCATCTGCGTCTGATTTACCAACTTCTTCCATAGTCTCAGCAAAAGTTGCGTCTGCAGCTTTCAGTGATTCCATGATAGATTCTACTTCACCAAACTCTGCGACTAGAGATTTAGCAACGTCTGTTGCAAAGTGTGGTAGTGCTTCTGTTGCACGTTTTGTTAGTTCAGCATCAGCTTTTGCAAACTCTGCTTCTTCTAAGGCTTTTAGAATTACAGCAGGTACATCAGCTTTGTTGATTTGCTCACCTTCATACTCAATGTATTCTGGTTCAACTTTCTTTTCGATTGTGTCAGCTTTGATTACAAAGCCGTTGTCGATAAGAGCTTTACGAAGGTCTTCGTTCTGAATTTTAAGAGCATCATTCTCAGCTTTGACAATATCAAGTTCGTCAATCTCTGCTGCTTCAGATTTCTTCATGTCCATTTCATAAGCCTTCATAGCATCTTCTTCCGACATACCTTTATCCATGTATGGCTTTAGTTTTGCTTTTAGGTCATCTGACATTTTGTCTACTTCTTGTTCCATGTTATCTCCATTGGAATCATCACGCTTGAACAAGGAGACCATTGCCTGTGCATTGGCAGGACGATCCACAAGGGACAATTCATCCAGTTCAAGCTGTTTCAATAAATTAGGCACTATAGTCCTCCTTGATTGCACGACCCCCAATAGAGAAGGCCGCTAATTCACCAGATTTGACCTTGGCCCAAACGTCATCGTTATATACTTTAAACGCTACGATCCAACCTTCACGGTCACTCTGTATGCCAAGGGACTCACCAATCTCTTTAGTGACTGGCATAGAATGGATTACTGCTCCAATCTGATCCCCTTTATGCATTTCTTTACCTACACGCACATGTTCCATAAAGCCATTTACAGCTTTAACAAGTGTTTCAGGTTCTATCACATCACCTTGGCGGTCAACTACAGGTTCACCCTTTTCGGTTACTACTGATGCCCAGCCATAGACCATGCGTTGTTCTTCGTCAGCTTTGAGGATTTGACCCTCGACTGATTTTGTTAGTTCAGACACGCTAGTGCCTCCTTCCCACATACGACAAGACCAATAACCTGCTGTCGTCTTGTCTTTCTTGGTATCACACGAATGACGACTACGGAAGTTAGCTCTTGCTTTAGGATCATCCCTACGGATTTCCATATTAGGATCACCAAAGGTAACTCGTTTTACTTTATCGCCATCTTGCACAAAGACTTCAAACTTTTTGTTGCCACCTGATAATCTGCGTGGCTTGTTTAAAGTTACTTTTTCGCCTTGGTATTCAGCCTTGGCAAATTCCTCTTTCATTACTTCCTGTACAATGACCCTGAGAGCCTCTAAGCGATCCACTGAGGCGTCTTCTTGCTCATCTTCGGTACGGTAGTAGTCTAGGTACTCTTGGTGGCTTCCACAGGGCATATAAACGGCCTGTCCTTCGACCTCATGTACGTGGATAGCTCCACCACAACCCATGTCCATAGAACGGCTACGTGCTTCCATCTCTGTCGTGAAGACATCGTTAGCATATTGTGCCTTTAGCATCTTCTTTTTAGACGACGATGGGTGCGACGAAGGTAGTAGGTCTTTATCATGGTTAGCTGACTTAGAGCCACTTACGATACGCAGGAAACTGTTGACACGAGCCATAGCCCACTGTTCAGGTGACTTGACGTTAGGACGTACACTTGCAGGGTTTGTACGGTATGCACCAACACCACGATCATAGACAGCCTCTAGCATACGCATAGTCACCTTATGCTTAGACTTCTTGTTGTGAGCTTCCATCTTATTTTTGAGGGCTGTTTTAGGCATTTAGATGACTTTCGCTATGTAACCTTTGAAGACCCCGAATACTACAGCACCATTTGAAGCTGTTTCCGCTGTAATACGTACATCAGCATTTCTGGGTATGATAACGGCAGGGTCTAGTTCTACTTCCCAAGAACTTCCAGAAGAGGCACTTACAGCAGCTTGTTGAACGAAGACACCACCAGCTTTACGAACTTCTAAATAAAAGTCTACTGCAGCATCTTGCTTCTTACTTACGGAGCCGAACCCCCCAGTGAGAATAAGGTAATCTTCATCACTGAATGTTGTTGCACCTTTAAGTGAACCTTGTAATCCTTGAGGAATATCAATGTGAATTTTTGTTGCGTCTGAGGGTATGCCACCGACAGTTGTGGTGTTCTCGTATACAACAACTCTTCCTTGCAATTCTGTACTTCCATTATTGTAGATATGAGAAATACGTGCTAGGGGTATGTTTAACTCTACAGGTGTTTGTCCATTAAGGGTTGCAACCTGTGTTAAGAAAGTAAACTGAGAGTTTGCACCTGTACCAGTTACAGTATGCCCCTCAATGAAAATAGCTTGATTATCTGAGGCAGAAGAAGATGAGATATGTGTTATAGTATTATCTGTAACATAAACTTCATGTCCACCTACAGTCCAGACTGTCTCTAAAGTGTCTGCAGCAAGATCACCAGACTTACCAAACTTAATAAGAGACTTTGACTTTAGGTCAATGGAGACAACATCACCAAAGAGGTTATATATCTCACGTTCACCTTGGACAAGACGACCATCAGGTACTTCAAAAGTTCTGCGTTGCCAGTTACCAGCTTGCTGCCTTTGAGAAGAAGTCCTCTTTGTTGTAAGCTCTGTTGTAGCTAGTACAGGAGAACCTAGAACAAAACCATCGGCTGAAAGACTTTGAGGTAAACTTAAGGTAGCTGAGTTTACTTCTGCAGCACCAGTAGTAATACTATTAGCGGTGAAGCTATAAGCCTCTACAAGACTTGCTGTCGCTAGATCAGGTGTGCCTGTGATAAAATCACTGGCTGCAAGCGTCTGAGCTTGAGTTAGGCTTGCTGTTGCTAAATCAGGTGTACCAGATAAAATACCTGCTGTAGCAAAATTCTCGCCCTCTGTAAATACGACAGCTTCTAGTGCTGGGTTTCCAGTAAGGATAGCATCAGCCGCAAGCGTATATCTTATAGGATCACTTTGGCTTTCCGCTAGTGTCGCTGAGGATAAAGGGGTAAAACCGACCATTTTAAGTTCCCTTTATTAAGTTCCATCACCAACAAGTGCGCCATATAAGGTCGTAGATATTTTCCATAAAGCAACTACAGTTTTTGCATCAGTGGCAAGTGTAGGTGCAGTAGCGGCATTATTAACCCATGTCATAGTAGGCCACGTAATAGTATAAGCTGCACCATCATCAATTATCAACGCTATTGATTCACCTGATGATAAACCGTCTGTATAAGTTGTTGCGCCAGTGAGAGTATGTGTTTGAAGAGAACCATTGTCGGGGTCTAGAGTTACTGATGTACCACTAATTGTATATACATCTTCTAGGATGGTTCCTGTAATACTAGGTGAAGTAAGACTTTTGTTTGTTAAGGTCTCTGTTCCAGTAAGAGTAGCAAATGCCCCTAAATCTGCCGCTGAGATACTAGCAAAGACATATGCGTTACCAGAAAGGTTGATTGCAGCACCAGAATTACTGCTCTCTGTAACTGAACGAGATAATGTTGTACCAGAAGCGGTGTATGTGCCTGTACCCACTTCCCAAGCACCTGCATCATCTTCTATAACGTAAGTTACAGTCTGACCGTCTGTTAGACCTGCATCTGCAAAAGATTGATAACCAGTGACAGCAGAACCAAGGGTAAGAGTCCCTGTCCCTGTTGTTGCGGTTGTCATCTTTGCTCTATTTAATAGTACGCCCATCGTAGACCCCCAAATTTACTAATTAAGCAGGATCAGGGATACCGATAGTAAATGCACCCATAGAGAATGTATTTCCGCTTGTTACAGACTGAGGCGATGTAAGACTTCCTGTCGCATATACAGTATCACTACCGTTAGAAATTGCGTAGTAAGCAGCAGTACCTGTTCCTGTAACACTTTCATCAGTTACAGCACCAACAGTTACTTCTCGTCCACCACCTGTACGATCTGCTGGTGCGCCGATTGAAACCGTTGCATTGCCCAGTGTGTAAGTCGAAGTAGCTTCTGCATAAGATGTTGGTTCTGTCGTGCAGATGTCGATACGTGTTCCGCTATTTGTTAAAGTGGACAGTCCACTGTCAAATACGGCATTTCCTAAAGTTGCCATGTTTAATTCTCTTCTTCTGAGGTTTCTGGTGTAGTGTCATCTATCTCTTGCTCGTATCTTAGTTCAGCAATATCCATAAGGTCTTGGATAACCTCTGGATGTGACGACACATCAATATTTGCGCCATTTAGGTTGCGTAGGAACGCTGCAATCTCACGTAGGTCGTGTGGTGCAACGTCACCAGCAACTACTGTTGGCATTAGGTCATAGTTCAGACCGTTCAACTCCCAAAGTCGCTCGACAAGCTGTTTATTTAAGACATCGACGATAGCTTGGATGTAACTTTCTAAGGCACGGAGGAACAGGTCTGTCTTAGACTTGGATAGTGCATACGAACCAGTGTTGCCACCACCAAGCATAAGAAACTCTGAAAGTACGGAACGAGCAATGTCATGCTGATACCGCTTTACAATAGGGTCAATCTCAATATTACGTTTACCATTAGAGGCCATAAGCTCAACATCTACGAGCCGATTGGAGGTAGGACTTCCGTCTTTATCGGGGTAGGTGTCTGAGGGCAGGATAATATATCCCTGCTCGTTAAACTTAACATCTCTGAGTATCTGCTGCAGGTTTCCGACAAACCCAGCTTGTGCGGAAGTAGCATCAGTACTGAGGTACTCAGCAGGAATACGAGCCACAGGAATACCTGCAAGTTCACGTTCAACTGCGATAGCTTCGATGTTCTGTAGATTGTTAAGGTATTCGTAAGAAGTGTACGCATTACGAAGTATAGAACGACCAGAAGGATCGTTGTTAATAGCTGTAGTGCGATAATATAAAGACTTACGAGTAGGAATGAAGCTAGTATTGTTAAACCCTGCACCTTCTTGGTGTACACCTAAGACATCACCTGTCTTCTGGTCTACGTCAAACTTAGAAATAGTCCAAGGCGCACGAGAGGCAATCTTACGGACACCAATACGTCCATCAGTAAACTTAGACCGTGACTTATCAGAACGGTTGTTTGGGCCTTTACGTCTTTTATATACAACCTCAAACCAAGAGAAACCGTATGTCAGGGACGACAAAGCCTCAGAGATATGGTCATCTAGAGTGTGATCCATGTCATCAAAGATACTTTCCACAAATTCAGCTTCACGTTTAGCTGCAGGTGTATCATTGGCTGGCATAACCTTAATGTCTACGTCACGTAGTACTTGCTCTGTCGCATACATAACAGCACCAATAGTACTGTCGTTGTCACGCATCTCACGATACTTACGGATAGCACGTTTGCCACGCAGTTCAGGCAGAAACTCGTCAGCACGGATTTGACCGTTTTGTGTATTATCTCCAGCAATCCCTAGTATCTGGGTTGCTTCTGTCTCTGAAAGTTTCTTTGCCATCTTATTACATTAAACCCTTGGCACTGGAATACGCTAGTTTTAGTTGTGGTTTTGCGTATCCGTTAAGTGAGAGGTCGGTTAAAGCCCAAACTAAAGCATCAAGACGGTCTGGTGAGCCTATCGACCCTAAAGGTTCCCACTGTACCATCTGATCTTCTAAATCATTTAATCCCCGCACATGCTTTACTTTACTTTGTTCGTATAGTGCAGATACAGGTTCAGCCCGTGCCATCTTCCCTCTAGAAGCATGGACGAGCTTTACAGGAACTGTTTCATCCTCTGTGTGTAGTGTATGGCGTACCATATCACCACCTTGGTTACGTTCAGCTACAATACGATCAGCCATATGATCTCTATATAACTGTATAGCTTTGGATGCCCATTGTTGCGGTGTATAACGACCAGTGTGGTCTTCTAGCACATAGGCTGTTCCATTTACGTCAATTCCTGCTACGACAATACCTGTCATGTCTGATTCTGCATTAGCAGTGACAGCAGGGTCGATGGAAATAACGATACGACTAAGCTGGGGGACTTCTTCTTTCTCAATCTCGCATTTAGCTAAGAGAGTTCTGTTCCATAAAGCACCCGATGCTTCGTCAAGTATTTCGGCATAAAGTTCTTGGCGACCAAGACGTGTACCTTCATAGGTTTTCCTGACTGCATCAAGGAAAGTGTCAGCAAGATTAGCAGCATTATCATACGTACTGCCTGTACTGATCGTCGTCTTTTCATCGTCTAGGATTGTTCTTATTAGTTTTGTAGTCTTGGGGGTAGTGGTCACAAACACTTTAGGGTGTTTACCTAGACGTAGACCAAACATCATCATGTCCCAAGTGTCTTGGGCATTACGCCAAGCACAAAGCTCATCACACCATGCGCTGTAAGCCTGTGGGCCACGAAGACGTTCTGGGTCTTCTGCTGAGAAGAATACGGCTTTACTGCCGTTCTCCCATGTTAAGCTATTGTTTGTGGGAGACCAAACAGGATAACCAATGTGTTTACCACGATATGTCTCATCACCACTCCAACATACACTTAAAAGACCAGAGTCACCTTCAACCATAACTCTTCGGACATCACCTTTTGTAGGGGCGACACAGTGTACAATCTTGTCACCTGATCTAATCCGATGGCGAACCCACTCTGCACCTGCTCTAGTCTTACCCCAACCACGTCCTGCCAAGGCGACCCATATATTCCATGAACCTTCAGGC